GGGGAAAATGCCGACCATTTGGGACATGGCAAAGAACATCCGGGATCTCAACCCTAACATCTCAGGCCGAGATTTCTACATGGCGCTGGAAGCCGCGCAACCGATGCTTGAGGCCGCTTATCGTCAGGAATCGATGTTGATGCGTGAACGCTTGGATCAAGACCGTTTGAAATTGGATGAGTTGAAAACAATAGTACAAGGTATGAAGGTTGAACAGACGGCCGGTACTGGGGGCGGCGGCGGAACGCCGACTTCGTTTATGAAGGAAGCAGAAACGTTGTACGGGAAAGGTACACCTGAATATAACAAAGCTATTGAGAAGCATTTGGCGAGAATGGATGCCCCTACTCGGGTGCACGTCGGAGGAAGCGGCAGTGCGACCGCTAGTACGATTCTAGACAAAGACACGATTCGGATGATGGCCGAACAATATCTTGCAGGAGATAAGAGCGTCGCATCGGGATTGGGTTACGGCAATGTTGGAGCGACCAATCGCGCGGCATTGCGCAAGGGAATAAATGAACTTGCCAAAGAACGCGGTATGAGCGGTAAAGATATTGCCGCTGCGATTGCTGAATTTTCAGGAATCGTTGCGGGTGAGCGCACGGCGGGGCAGCGAAGTGCCAACATTGAAATGGCCGTGAGCGAAGCCTCGAAGATGGCGAAATTGGTAGTTGACGCTTCCAACAAGTTTGATCGTACCGAATTCCCGCCACTCAACAAGGCTCTTGCCGCATACGAGAGAGGTACGGGTGGCGTCGAGGTTCGGAGGCTGGGAGCGGCCATCAATTCGTTCATCAATGCCTATGCGCGGGCCGTAGCTCCTGCTGGTGTGCCAACCGTCAGCGACAAGGATCACGCCCGCGATATGATCGAACTCGCAGACACGCAAGAAGCGGTTGTTGGCATCATTGACCAATTGCAGATGGAAATGCGTGCGGCGCAAGAAGCGCCACCCGAAGTGCGGCAGCAATTGCGTGAGGCGGTGACGGGAAAGAAAAGAGACACTACGGAAGCACCGAAAGCGCCTGAGAAAAAGCGGGTTCGCTGGGATGACTTGCCGGCGCAATAGAAATGGATGTCGAGCTTCCCAATGGCACGGTTGTCGAGGGAGTCCCCGATGGGACTACGCGACAACAAATGGCTCAACGCCTAAAGGCCGGCGGCCAGCAAGTACCTGACGATTGGTTGAAGCCGCAAGCTCCTAAACGCAAAGATTTCATTACTGAGGCGGCAGGCGCGGTGGTTGAGCCTGTCCTTGGGGCAGCCGGTGGATTCGCCGGATCGATTGCTGGACCCGCTGCGGGCTTGATGACCGCTCCTGCTCGATGGATGGGGTTGACACAAAAAGGCCCGGAGGAAGTCCAGAAATCCGTAGAGGAGGCACTTCGTCCAGAACCAAAGACTGTCGCCGGAGCTTCCCCCTACAATCCACTGAATTTCATCCCTCGCGCTATTGGAATGCCGTTTGAGAAGCTGGCCGGTGGCGCACAGAAGATGTTGCCGCCGGTATCGGGGGAGGAGGCTGGCAAATTCTGGCCTGAAGTGCGTGCTGGAGCTGGGCGTGGTCTTGCTGAAGCGGTTCGTCAGCTTCCCAATCTTCTTGGAGCCAAGTTTGGCAAGATGGCTGAAGCACGATTGCCGGAAATTCGGGCAGGGCTAGAAACTGAAAAATCGCTTGCTGCTCCTGGAAACGTGATTCGAGATCAAGCACAAGCGGCGGGCTATAAAACTCCACCAGAAACCGGAGTGAAAGCTGCTGCGGCTGGAATCACTGGCAAGGCCAAAGTCGAAAAAATTATCTCGGCGCAGAATGCCGACAATGCGTCACGGAGATTCGCCAAGGAAGTCGGGATGCCAGAGGATATGCCGCTAACCCGTGAGAACATCCAGAATCGGATTGAGGCGGCTTATGCGGGCAGACAGGAGATGGAAGCAGCGATCGGCCCCAAGCTCAAGATGACCGATAATTTCAAGTCAGCGATGGAAGGTACGCTCGCCAAAATCACAGAGCAGATCGAACACAACCCAGAGGTCAATCGGGATTTGCGGACTCCGCAGCGATTGATTCGCACCTATCTTAAAAAGATGGAGCCGATCGAAGTGCCGGCGGGGAAAATTGTTGATGAGAAAGGGCGGCCTTTGATTCCGGCGACGCAGGTTGCGCGAGATGCCGCCATGACTACTAGCGAAGTTTCTCACGACATCAGCAAGTTGCGACAGCAAGCCTCCAAGGACTTCCAAGAGCTCAATCCAGAACTTGGCTACTCAAGGTTAGGCATCGCCAATCAGCTTGAAGGTCTGTTCGAGGAAAATCTTGCCAAAGCGCCCAAAGGCCAAGCACTTGTCGACAAGTTCCGAGCTGATCGTGTTCTGCAAGCGAAATTGCATTTTATGGATAGAGTAGTCACTCCGGATGGCACGGTCGATCTAGCTAAAGTGGCGAGCCTTTCCGAGACCAAAGCATACAAGACCGCGCTGACCGGAGAACTCAAAGCCGCTGCTGACTTCGCCAAAACATATCGCAAGGCTGCACAAAAGCCTACCGGAGAATCAGCACCACGGCTTACCGTGCTCGACGGATTGTTTGCCGTTGGTGCTTTTACGGCTGGGCATCCTATGGCTGCGGCAGCGGAGATCGGCGGCCGACTTGCCGTTCCGGCGTTGGCAGAGCGCGGGTTGCTACAGAATCGTACCCCTCCCTATCTGCCGAATATCTGGCAGCGCGGTTTGCCTTTTGCTGCGCCAGGCGTGGGCGTGATGGCTGGTCAGCAAGATCGCCAATGATCTTGTTGGACATATGCGCCGGGTTCCTTGCTTGTTGGCTGATTAGTCGTTACGGATGAGAATTCTTGCAATTGATTGCGAGAGCAATTGTCTCTCCTGGCTGATGCTCTGTCAGCAGTGGGGCCATGAAGTGCTATGGTGGGACCGCAAGCACCCGAATGGCGAGATGCGCCTCGCTGGCAAGGGAATCATCCCCAAGATCATCGATTACGATCTAATTCGCACTAAGTTCGTCGATTGGGCGGATTTGATCTTCCTCGCCGACAACGCCCACTACACCGATCTGATCGAGCCCTTTCGTCGCGACGGATACCCGGTATTCGGGCCGGGAGTCGAGGCCGCTGAGTGGGAACTGCATCGAGAGGTCGGCCAGGAAGTGATGAAGAAGGCCGGCCTCAATACCATCCCAGGAGTGGCGTTCGATGACTACGACGCGGCCGCGAAGTTCGTTGAGAAACATCAGTCATATCTGGTTTCTAAGCCCAGCGGGGACGCTAATAAGGCATTGTCCTACGTCGCCCACGATGCGGCCGATCTCATCTACATGCTTGGGCGGTGGAAAGACAATGAGAAATATCGCAATGATGCGCGAGAACATGGATTCATCTTGCAGGAGAAGAAGCAAGGGGCAGAGTTCGCGGTGGGTGGATGGTACGGACCCGGAGGATGGTGTGGGTGCTGGTACGAGAACTTAGAAAATAAGAAACTGATGGTCGGTGATCTCGGCCCCAACACTGGCGAAATGGGAACGGTGAGTATGTATGTCAAGAATTCAAAGCTCGCTGATCTCGCATTGAAGCCGATCGCCAAGCACTTGAAGGCGATTGATTACGTCGGCTTCATTGACATTAGCGGCATGATCGACGGCGATGGAGAGTTCTGGCCTTTTGAATTTACGATGCGCCCAGGATGGCCCACGTTCCACAACCAGATGGCGACCCACACTGGCGATCCGGCGCAATGGATGGTTGATCTCTTGCATGGCAAGGATAGCCTCAAGGTCAAGATGGACGTTTGCTGCGTGACCGTGGTGCTGGCGATACCTGACTTTCCTTACTCTCACTTGACCGCCAAGGAAGTGACTGGGATCCCGGTCTACAATTGCGGCAGCGATCAAGTGCATCTATGCGAAGTGATGATTGATGATAACGTGCCAGTGCAAATCAATGGCAACGTCGTTAGGATGCCTCACTATGTCACCTGCGGTGATTACGTCGCCGTCGTGGCTGGCTGTGGAGAAACAATCACTGGCGCACGACGCAGCGCCTATG